TAAAAAATCCCATGCAAGTGCGAACACCCGCTTTGGCGGGTGTTTTTTTTATAAGGCCTGTGTTTTTACTACGCCCATGTACCAATCTCGGTCATATGGCATTGCTCTGTCTAAAGAACCGCCGCCTGATCCTGCACTTGCCTTTGCTAAAGAATCAATGAATTTAACATCATTGAAAACAACATTTTCCCCCGAACCAGTTGAAGAAGATGTTAATACTCGACTAAAAGAATCTAAAACAGATCCTCTATTCGTTGAGGCTGCAGCAAGTGCTGTTCCGCTAGTGCCTCCTCCTTTGGCATAGGTTTCCATAAATTTTCTTTGATATTCTTCGCCTGTTTGCCCTCTATTTGCAATCAACGCTGCAGGGGACATTTTACCTTGTGCATTACCAGTATACCAAACAAGCGGAACCTTTGAAACATCTCCATTATTTTCTTTTAAAATGTCCTTTACATATCTTCTTGCGATTTCATCTTGAATATTTGGTGGAGCATCTTTTGCTCTATTGTATTCTGTTCCAATTCCATATTGTTTTGTTAATCTTTTCCAAGTTGAATCAATAAATTGATAAGCGCCAGAAGCAGTTGATTTTGGATCTGGATTTGATATTGCATAGTTGCCGCCAGATTCCCTCGTTCTAATTGTGGCAAGTATTTTTTCAACTTCAGAATCCTGAGGATCTGGTGCTCCTGCTTGAACTGGTGATGAACCTGATGGTTGTGATCCTGGACTTTGTTGAACTGGTGCAGTTGAAGATGCACTTGGTGCCCCAACTCCAGATGGCACTTCTACTGGAGATGTGCTTTGATTACCTTCTTGTGCTTCTGGAGAGCCAGTGAATTCTTTCCAAAGACTATAAACTTCCCATGCAGTCCAAAGAGTAAAACCAAAAGTAACTAAAGCCGCAATCCATCCAACGATTGGTATTGCAGCTAGGGCACCTGCTTGTGCTAATCTTAAACCAATTTGAGCAAATAATTTTGGTGCTCTTTTTTCTACAAATTTTAAAAACTTCCCCCATTTTGTTTCTGGATTAGATTTTTTTATCGAATCTATTGAAGTCGTTCTTGCGTCTAAAATTGCTTCGCCAGTTTTTTTGCCAAGGCCAACTGACCTTTGAGCAAATCGTGCAGCGCCATATGTTGCAAGACCAGCTGCACCATAAGTTACTGCGGTGTCTGCACCTTGCATAAAACTGCCAGAAGATACATCCCCTTCTACTCCTGGAATCCCTGTTGTTCCTGCTTCGGCCGCTTTACTCAAACCAAAAGCGGCAGCTCCTAAACCAAGAATTTTACCAATTCTACTTCTAAAAATAAAACCTAAAATTTTAAAAAGACCTGCGGTCAAAGCAGATACAGCCCCAAATAAAGTTCCTAAAGTGGCAGCCAATGTACCAGCCACAGCTGCTATGGAACCAAAAGCTGTTGCGAGTCCACCCAAAATACCACCTAATACTCCAACTATAGATCCTAAAATACCAAAACTTAATCCAGAACCTTCTTTTTTTGCTGGAGTAATACTCGTAGGAGAAGTTGACTGTCTAGGCGTTCTATTTGCGAATTTAGCTTCATAAGCAGTTTCTCTTGTCATTTGGCGAGAAAAAAAATCACCTGCTTTTGTTTGTGGTGTTTGACCAGAGCCTTTTACTAATTTAATAATATTTTGTTTCATTAAATGCATATCTCTTGCCATTGAAGGCAATACAGTAGAATTTTTAGCGTTTATTCTACTCGCAATTTCAATGTTTTGTAAAGAAGAAATTGATTCTGCACTCAATGTACCAGATACAGAAGAAGACGCATCTTTTACTTTAGAACTTGCGTTTCCTTTTGCTGTTGCGGAATATCCTCTACCAAAAACTTTCTTACCAATAAGAGAGGTAATGCCAGAGCCGCCAAACAAAATATTGCGAATATCCGATTTTTCTCTTTTTTGCTTTTGTAAGGCAGAAATAGTACCAGATACCAATCCTTTAGATTCGTATTCTTGTTCTAGTATTACTGCTAATCTTCCTAATGCCATTTTTTATCGCCTTTGTTTTTGTTGCAACTGCTTTATTTTTTCGTTTTCTTCTTCCAAATATTTCATCAACAATGTTACATAAATTTCTTTTTCCCAAGGTATCATGTTTTCAATCTCCGTCAAACTATATTTGTGATGTTGCATTAAGGCAAAATTAGTTTGATAGAAGTTACTTAGGTTATCATAACTAAAAATTATACGAAAAAACTTTGAAGTCCTTCTAAAGTTATTTTTTCTTCATATCCACACTTATTACATTTGAAGTCTAAATCTTTTTTTACTTTTGGCATGTCATCAAAAAATTGTTTGATTTTCTCTAAATCTTTTGTTTGCATGCTTTCAATAAATTCAACTCTCTCATCTAAAGATGTGTCTTTTGAATAATATATTTGTTCGCCGTCATAAACATATTCGATACAGTCAGCTGTTAGTTTTACAATCACATCACCCTCATTTGAAACTTCATATTTTTTTATATCTTCAAAAGTTGGATACTTCATTACCAAACCTAACTTGTCTGTAATTTCAATTTTATTTGAAACTTTTGATTTTTCTGGTTTTATTTCCAATAAATTTACATCAATCTTCACAATGTTGTTGCATTTGTGTGTTTCTTTATTTTCTTCATTTGCAATATCATTACTGCATTTGTATTGTAAATTCACAACCTCACTAACAGACTTTGCACGAATATTTAAAAACAAATATTCAATGTCAAAAATAGGCAATTTGTCAATGTCAATTTCAGATATAACACAATTGTTTAAAATTTGTTTTGTAGTTTCAATGGCTGTGTTTAAATCTTCAGCTTCGTTTGCCATCAAAAACAGTTTTTCTTCTTTGACTGTAAAGGGTCTAAACTTTACAATTTTTCCATTTGATATCAAATTAATAGTATATACGGGCACATCAATTTTAGGTAACATAAAAACTCCAATCAGTTAAAAAATTCTACCAATAACATTAGCAAAGTTTTGACCTACACGGTCAAATAAACGGGCTGCCTTTCCACCGAAGAAAGTGGCAGCCGCACCAACAAGGTCATAGTTTCCTTGGTACACCACACGATATTTCTGATAGGCAAATTGAACACTTAATCTATGAAAGTTATCTTCTGCCCATGAAAGTTGTTGTGCAGCAACTCCAATAGGAAACGCATCAATCAATTCTACTGCATATATTTCTTTAATAAAATCATCATACTGAATAATTTTAATGTTTGTGAGATATCTTGTTGCTTGGTCTTTTGGGTATCTTAAATTGTTTGTGTCTGTCGGCATAATTGCTTCCATCCATCTCTCAAACAATTTTCTTTCATAGAAATCATTTGTGCATACGAAACCTAAAGTAATGTCACTATATTGTGTTTGATATGGAATTTTAAATATTGGTCCATATACTTTTGCTTCTTGTGTCAAAAGTGTTTTACCAGGTAATTCAGCCGTTTCACATTGAAGTGCCAAATAACGACTCACTGCCGAATTACTTGTTTTTGATTGTTCCTCTTTTGCAGAATTACCCAAAGCACTATTGACTAAATCTGTCACATCTGCAACAATGACATTTGGAAGATTAAGTATTTGTTCTAATAATCCATTCGATACAAAATTAGCAATGTATGCTGGAATTGGAAGAATGACCTGAAACCTAGAAGGTTTTGCAAGACCGTCTTTTGCCTTAATGTTTGATAAAAATAGTTCTGGAGAAAATGCCATTTAAAATTTCTTTCGTGAATCTGCGTAAACTTTGCTTTCCGATGTAGTAAATTGTTGCACTGGTAAGAGTGCGGCAATATCCCATTCATCAGCAGGTATCTCTAAAAATCTAGATGTTATATGTCCATAGAGATATCTCTTGATGCATGGCATAGCTTCAAATGCTGTAGAAGCAGCAGCCAAGTATTCGTAGTTGACACGAAACTTGGTTTTTTCGTTAAATTTTTTATTGCTTAATGTATCACTTAATTTGTCTAAAAGAAGAATTCGTTGCTTTGGGTGAATGTAGTGCAAATTCAACCCTAGAAACCCGTCTGAGTATCGTTCTATTGGAATGACCAATGGGAACCTGTCGTAATATGGCAACGAATCTTTCAACTTTGGATCATAAAAAAAGAAATACATCTTACCAATAAAAGACTTATCTTTTAGGCGTTCTCTATCTCGCATCAGAGCGGCCGCAGTAGGTCTTAAATCTCCTACTTTTGCCTGTAACCATTTTCGTGCTGATACTGTTCGAGGAGTTAAACCCTCTTTTGCAAAAGATTGTTTTAGTCTGTCGAGTAAATACGCCATTCTGTATTTATCTTACAAACCAAGTTCTTTTTCTGTGATTAACTTAAACTGCCAACCGTGTTCTTTACAAAACATTTCTGCTGCTTTCCACTTTTGCTGATTTACGGCATAGGTGACTGTTTCTTGTATGAATCGTTTTGTGCGTCTTGCTTGTGTAGGTTGTTGCGTTTGTTTGAATGGTTTCACTTCTAAAACAAGAGTGGTTTCTTTGTCTCCCTGTTTGACTTTTGCAATAAAATCTGGGAAATAACGATGAACACGATTATCAACAGGTGAGACATAAGGTATGTAAAGTTCTTCAGATGCCCACCAGATAACCCTCGGATTCTCATCCAAGTATTTCATTACTCGTAGTTCCCAAGAAGAACGATAGACGATGTTGTTCGCATCTCCGTTATATTTCTTTGGGTTCTTTGGCTTAAACCATCCCTTATATGACATAAATACTATCTAGTCAACAAGGAAGACCATGGCACTATTTTCACTCACAGATATACAATTTAATGTTCCTGGAACTAGAGCAGGAACATCTCAATTGACAGACCGACCCTTAGAATATGATTTAAACACCTTTCGATATCCAATTGATTTAGGATCGGTCGATAAAGGTCATTACATGGTCATTAATATTAACGAACAGACAAGCACTTCTTTCAAAGGAACAGAAGTTAAGGGCGTTTTACCAACAATTAAACAAAATCAACAAGTCGTTTCTTCTTTATTTGGTGCCTCTACTGTTCCTCAAAATGCATTAAACACTATTGATTTAGTAACCGAAATCATTAAATCTGGCGTAAGTCTGACAGGTTTAGGAAATGCAATAGTTAATGGAGGACAACAAAGCTCTAGAGGACAACAAAGCTCTAGCTCTCCTGGCGCCGGCCTCTTTGGAGAAGCACAGAGGCTGATAGGTAATTTCAGGCAGGGTTTGCAAAATGGCGTTCGAAGTGTTCGTAGAATTACAGATACAATTGCTCTTTATATGCCAGATACTTTAAATTTTGACTATAATCAAACCTATAGTGAATTGAGACCAGGTGAGCAATTGGAGGGCAAAATTCTTTCAGCTGGATCTGGAATAGCTGAAACATTAAAAGCCGGCGGATCTATAGAAACTGTAAAAGCAAATTTGGCAAAAACTTTATCGCCATTTGCCTTTAAAGCACTCACTTCTTCTTTTGGTGATGTAGGTAAAATACTTTTTACCGCAGGCACAGGTGGTGCTGTAAGTAATCCAATGCTAGAATTGATTTATGCTTCTCCTTCTTTTAGAGAATTTAGATTTGATTTTATTTTGTATCCACGCTCTCAAAGAGAAGCAGTAGAAGTAAATAATATTTTAAATCGTCTGAGATTTCATCAGGCACCAGAGTTAGTCAAAAATACAGGTGGCGCATTTTTATATCCGCCATCAGAATTCGATATTTCATTTTATTACAACGGTCAAATAAATCCAAATATTCCAAGAATTTCTACTTGTGTTTTAACAGGTATTCAAACAGATTATGCACCAAACGGATTTGCTGCATATGAAGTTCCTGGCCAAAACAAAGCTGGATTTGGCGGTACAGGTATGCCAGTTGCAATTCGTTTATCTCTGTCATTTAAAGAAACTGAGTACCTTGTCAAAGGAAGTCCAGTATTGAGTAATGTTGATAAACCGCAATATACAAATCAACAGTTAGATGCATTTAGAAGAGCCGGCCAAGCTGGTGAATTTGGTACGAGTTAAACATGGCACGATACTTTAATTACTTTCCAAAAACTTTTTATTCTACACAAGACATTGTTCGTGGTGTAGATACTGTTACAAATATCACGGCAAGATTTTCATTAGAGCAATCTTTCTTAGACAATACGACAATTTATTTGAAGTATGATGTGCAAGAAAGTGATACACCTGAAATCATTGCTAGTAAAATTTATGGTTCTTCAGAGAGACATTGGATTGTTTTGGCAGCCAATCAAATTATTGACCCACAATGGGAATGGCCATTAGAATACAGAACACTCATTACCTACATTACAGAAAAATACTCCGCCAATGCAGTAAGTCCTCAAACTGGTTTAGAGTGGGCACAATCAAACATTTATGCTTATTATGAAGTTCAAACAAGAACAACCATTTCGACCGGAGCATCAATTGAAAAGAAAATTGAAATAGATGCAAATACATATGCAAATGTTGTTGCAAGTACCGTAACTAAAACTCTTGCTGATGGTGCACAAATTTCGATTGCAACAACAAAAGAAACAAAAACATACTATGACTATGAAGTTGAAGAAAATGAAAACAAAAGAAGTATTAAAATAATTAAACCAGAGTTTGCATTTTCTTTAGAGGAAGAATTGAAACGAGTATTTTTATAATGACAATTGAACTTAATCAATCTACACAATTTAAAGTAAAGAGATTAGAGATTGTTACTAAATTTGGTAACATAAATCTTTCCAATGCCTTTCAAGAAATAAACATTTATGATAGTATGTTTATGCCATGTATTCGTGGAGAAGTGTTGATACAAGATTCGGTTGGTATTTTAAATCGTCTATTGTTAGATGGCAGTGAATTCATACGAATTGCTATTTCAAAATCAGATGAGAGTAGTGACACGCTCTTTGAAAGAACTTTTAAGATTTATAAAGTATCAAATCGAAAAAATGTAAGTCAAAACTCTGAAATTTACTTGTTGCATTTTATATCAGAAGAAATGATATACTCAATGCAACAGAAGATTCGCCAATCATTTACTGGTCAAACTTACACAGGAATGGCAGTAATTATTTTAGTAAATTACTTAAAAGTTACTGGCGATAAAATTGGATTTATTGATGCAACACAAGGCCTACATACGCATGTAATACCAAATCTGAGTCCTTTTGATGCCTTAAATTGGATTGTTAAAAAAGCATTAAACGAAGAAAACTTACCTAACTTTTTGTTCTTTGAAAACAAAAAAGGTTACTGTTTCGTTTCTTTGTCCTCTCTCATTAAAGAACCAACAATCTTTGACATAAACTTTAATCCAAAAAACATTAACGACATTGAAGATTCTTCTTTCTTGGGTGCTAGTGACATGAAAGTTGTTTCACAATTTGACTTTCTGCAAAGCATCGAGGGTGGTGTTTATGCCGGTAAGTTTATTGGAATTGACCCCATTACAAGGCAAGTTCGTGTAAATCGAATTGACTATCAGAAGACTTACAATAGAACCAAATATCATCTAAACAAATATCCAAACTTTTCTGGTTCAAAAAACAGAGAAGGATTAGATGCAGCTCAAATGTTTGATTCGAAAGTATCTTTGTATCCATTTGCAACAACAAGAGGAACGACACCGTATATTCAGACAAACAGTAATCAAGAAGGAACAATTATTGACAAGACACATTTTTATGTCTTTCAACGAATGCCTATCTTGACCAATTTACTTCAAACAACAATACATTTGACTATGCCAGGTAACTTTGGTTTAAGTTCTGGTTATACTGTAAACTTAAATGTACCAACAAGAACAACGAAAGTTGATGACGGAAGTAATTTTGATGACAGTTTAAGTGGCAAGTATATTATTACAGCAACACATCATGTTATTCGTCCAGATAAACACGAAACTGTTATAGAAGTTGCAACAGACTCAACCAATAAACCATTCGTTATAAATCAAACTACATATATGCAGGAGGCCTTGGCGGAATGATGAATACTAATTTTGCAGGAAAGAACGGTTTTATATGGTGGGTTGGCATTGTTGAGAACCGTGTTGACCCATTGGGTATTGGAAGATGCCAAGTGAGAATTTTTGGATGGCACGAAGAGCATTGTCAAAAACTTCCCACCGAAAGTTTGCCTTGGGCGCAACCTGTGATTCCCGTTAATGCCCCAAACACTTTTGCTTCACCCAGAGTTGGTGATTGGGTTCTTGGATTTTTTATGGATGGTGAACAAGCTCAAATGCCTGTCATGTTGGGTATTTTACCTGGTCTAAAACCAGCAAAAACAAATCAACCATATGAAACTGATGAAGAAGAACCAGCTCCTTTTAAATACAGTCCTTTTCAGGTAGGCGCATAAATGTCAATACAGTATGATAAATTTTATGGAGTAGTAGGACCAAATCCTAACTTTCCTATTCCTAATCCAGCAAATACAGTAAAAGATGCAAATGGTTGCGTCTTAGAGGTACAACCGCCAAAAGTTGTGTCAGCAGGAAATGCTCCAGTTGTTGGAGGTCCTTCAAATGTTCCTCAAACTGCTTTAGGTGATATACGAAATACAAACATTATGATTACGAATCAAAATCGTGAGCATGTTTGTGATTTTGTTTTGGAAATGCAAAAGAATATTTACTTAAAGAAATTTTTAAAAGCAGTTGCTCAAAAGATTCGTGAAGGTATAAGGTCTATAATTAGACTTTTAGGTCTGTCGGATCGTTCAGGTATTTTAACTGAAATCATTAATGAACTTAAAGCTTTTGCAAGAGACCTTAGAGAAATACAAAAATTTTTAAGAGATGTTAATGATTTTCTAAGATATGTTTTGGCATATATTACAAAAATTCGAGCAATCATACAATGGATTTTAGGATTACCAGCTCGTCTTGCTCAATTAGTTCGGGATTGTTTGTTGAGATTTTTAAAACTTCTTGCTAACATTTTTACTGATTTTTTAGTAGAACTAGGACCATTAGATGGCGAAGGTTCGGGACAATTTTCAGAGTTAATTTCTGCCTCTAGAGAAGTTATTGAAGAAACAGCAGCAACACTCAGAGAAGCAGGAACAACTCTTGCTTTAGGTGCAGCAATACCAGCTTCTTTAACTGTTGGTCTTTTAATTCCTGTATCACAAGAAGAATTAGATGCTGCAAATAATACCATTAGAACTTATGAATCAAACAATCCAAATCCAACACCAGCACAAATCACAAGTGCCGGAACAAATTTGCAACAAATAGAAGGAATGCCTGCAGCAAACAATGTAAATACAACGATTGAACAAAATAGTTTTAAAACCGTGTGAGTATAAAATGGCAATTGAAAATCCTTATGTAGATCCAGTAGATAGAGCAAAGTTTGAAAGTTTGTCTCCAGAAGACCAAGCTTTCTATTCAGCTGAAGGTGGAGCACCTGACTTAGATGATCCATATATTGCAGCAAGGGCACCAAATGGTGGTATTCCTGCAGCAGAACTAGAATCAAATCCAGATGCATTTGATTTAAATGCTTGGCCAGGGCCATCACCTCTAGGTGTTGACAATGGTTTTACAGAGCCAGAATCTCCAGCAAACACAACAAAACAACCACTTTATCCATATAACAATGTAACTCAGACAGAAAGTGGTCACGCTTTGGAAATGGATGATACACCAACCCGTGAACGAATTCGAATGCAACATGGTAAGTCATTGACATTCTTTGAAATGCATCCAAATGGTGACCATGTTCACAAAGTTTTTGGTGATGACTATGAAATTGTTATTAAAAATAAAAATGTTTTAATTAAAGGTAATCTTAATGTCACCATCAATGGTGATTGTAATATGAATGTTTTGGGTGACTACAATTTGCAAGTTAAAAAAGATTATAATTTACAAGTTGGTGGTAGATATAATGTGCGAGCAAAAGGTGACATTGATATCTCTGGTGATGACGATGTAAGAATTAGTGCAAATGAAAAGTTTGTAGGACAATTATTTTTAAATGCAGCTGATAGTTTAGTTCTTGGATCTGATTTAGTTGTCAAAGGTTCAATACACGCTGATGTTATTACCGCAGAGTCAAGATTGGCTACGGGACAATTAGGTGGAGTAACTGCTGGTTCTGCTGGTTTTGTTTCTGTGCTTGGTGGATTATCTTTAGGAATTCCTATTGCTGTGCCTGGCTCAGTTTATGCGATTGGATCAGGATACTTTGGAGTTTCAACATTTACCCCATTTGCTTCTTCATTATATAATAGTTCTGTTATTAGTAGTTCGATTTGGAGTTATGATATTATCAATTTCATTCAAAGAGAATTATACGCAATGCTGCATATTCATGGCACAAAAGTTGGACCTACAACACCTGCAATTGAACCATACGCAATAGAATTTCAAGGAATATAAAAATATTATGACAAGCATCTATCAAAGGTTAGGTTTTAATTTTACACCATCAAACACGGCCATATTAGAAATATCGGCTGATGCAAAAGCGCAATTGAATTCTATGCCAAGATTGATGAAGGATTGGCAAATAACTGATATTGCAAATAGTGACACTGGAGGTTATTTTAAGAATCCAGTTGCAAATTCATGTTCTTCATTGAATGTCAATACATCTTTAATTTTTGCAGCTGCCAACAACGATCCCGCTAACACATGGACCAATTCAGCTGAAGCTACAACTTTAGCAAACACCGCAAATAATTTTCTTATTGAATTATCTTCATTTGTATCTCATACCAATAACTTATCTGGCGTAAACAGCATGACAAATGGCGGCGATGCTGTGAATGATTTTCCTTATTATGAAACTGCTACTGGCTTTGGAAGAATTATGATTTTTATTACCCATGAGTCAGACGGCGTTCTAAATAGTTCACCAACAATTGGAAGTATGTCAAGTATATTCATTGATACGGAATTACAGGCAAATAGTCAGATAATTTCTAACGACCTTCAAACAATTAACAATTCTTTCGTTGCGGGAATTTATACACTATCTGGATCAGCAATCAACACAATTATTTCACATATTCAAACTGCAAATAATTTAATTGGAACAAGAAGATCCTCAGACATTACTTTTTATAATAATGTAAGGTCTGTTATAAACGATTATAGTGCGGTAACTAGATTCAACAATATGGGAGAGGTAACAAGGAATATTGTAACTGACTACATTGGAACAGACAAGATAGTGACAAGATTAAATTCAGAAACAAGTAACTCACAATATTTCCCTAACTAAAATGGCAA